GATGTAGCCCAAACAGTACAAACCACATCATCGGAGTCAATAGGGCGCAAACGATCGCCACGGCGCAACTGTATCGGTGCTTGCTCAGGCTTGGCTAACTCTGATTTAAGTATTGATACCACTGGGTCTAGTAAGTAACTTGCTTCGCAATTTAAAGCCCATTGTGTACGATATAATTGATCCAACGCTTGCTGTAATATTTCACGGTTCATTTTGATTCCCCCTCTGCCTTAGCGATTGCTGCTTGTGCAATGATGTTGCCATCGCTGTTTCCATATTTGTCACCGTTACCAAGGCAGGCAAGTTGCCGCATGGTTTTTAGCAACTCCTGATTCACCTCATGCAAGCGGCGGAGTTCGGTGGCTGCTTGTGGATTAGGGAACACTGATCCCATTTTTTCAAGAAAAGAAGCAATACGTTCCGCATAAGATTTTTTTTCTGTCATTGTTGTTCCTTAAAAAAATCAATAACCGCATAAACAGTAAGACCAAAAAGCCCAACCATTGCGGCAGAAAACAAAATCAAAACGGCTATGTTCATTTTTTATTCCTCGCTAAGATGTTCCAACATTCAGACAACGCATCAGAGGCATCTTCAATGTAATCAAAGTCTGCCTCAAGGTTTAAACTCATTGCGCAATGCTCGTCATTTGTTTGGGTGCAAGTAACGTACAGCGTTTGCCATGAGTGACCGTACATTTCAGAGGCTGCCGTTGAATCTATTTTGACGGGGCTGTTGCAAATGGGGCAGGGTAGTAAGGTCATTTAGATTCCCCTATTACTCGCAACGCTTCTTGAAATTTATTTTCTGCATCAACTTGGTTTTCTGCTGTGGGCATAAGCCTGTATTCCCGAATTGCCACCAATGCGCTACACATCGTAGACCATTTGGTTGGCTCGGGTTTAGGCTTAATACGATACTGCGATGGCTCAAAATTCCATTCAATTGAATTTTTATTAGTAAACTCCACCCATTGATTTAATGTATATGACCAAGACTCAATTGTTTCACCCGCCGCCCAAGCCACAATCATGTCGTAATGCTTGTGTTTATATTTATTGTGTATCATTTCGTCACCTCTGCCTTAGTTATGGCTGCTTTAACTGCCTCTACCGCTTGCTCTACCTTATCGCCTCGTTGGTAGGCAACGTCCATGTCAATGAGGGTTTTCAACGCCTCAAGCAAATTAGCGTTAATTACTTGCAACTCACGGGCTGCTGCTAGGGCTTCTTCAATATGACTCGCAACATACGCAGATTCAACTTCATTTGCCGCTATTTCAAGCACATCTATGATTGTGTCAATTTTGTTCATAATTCACCTCAAAAAAAGTAGCTAACTTTGCGGAAAATAACTTTGCGCGTATGCGACTTCATAAATACGCCTAGCTCACGGAAATACCAGAACTGTTTACGGTAATGGCGCATTTTCATTTCTCACCCTTGTTCCATAACCCAAACTGATTACGCAACCGCTGCACTTCTTCGGCGTTCATAATTAAACTCTCTCTCAACGCAGCGTTAATCTTCTGCAACTCTCGTATGTACTGCGCGGCTTCTTCCTGCTCCTTATGCGTCATGAAATAACCGTGGTCGAGATTGCGTAAGATTTTCTCAGGGCTTAGTGGGTTCATGCTGCCCACCTTGGTGTCATAAATGATGCGTGTTGTCGAGCTTTGGCCCTGCGTGTTGCCTTGCGTTGTTTAAACGGCATCAGGTGTGCCTTGTGTTTGCTGTGCATGATAAAGATAGCTTGGCGTAATAACTTCTTTGACACAATCAACCGTGTCGGGTGTGCAGCAATGCACTCAAGGGCTTGGCTTATCTTGATAAACACTTGCTCAAGCGATTCAGATGTGAAGTCGGTCATATCACCTCCGCTGATTTGAGTTTGCGTGTTTCACCGTCATAGGTAAATTTCATGTTGTCTGAACCATACTGCATGGTTGATTGATTGCCAGTATTCCCAAACGTAATCGTTGAGTATGTGCAAAAATCAGGCTTAGGTTCAGGCTTGATGCGATACTCGCCACTACCGTTCCAAAGCGGCGGGTCAACATTTTCCCAATTGCCAGTACCACCATAATATTGAATCTGCGCCCCGTCAGCCCATGCGTGTATAAGGTCTGCGTGTTTGTGTTTCATTTCACACCCCCCGCCATAGCCCGATCAATCTCAGCGTTCATCTGCTCTTCAGTCACCATAAATAGTTGAGCCGTGTACTTGTTGAGCCAACGGTAGCGAAGGGCATCTTGCTCTAGCTTCTCGATCAGATTGTCTTGCTCAATGATGATCTTCTCAAGCTGATCAATCATGGTTTGCAACTCACGGGCTTCTTTCATTTTGAATCCTTACTAAATTGCAAAGCGGCTTCAGATAAAAGTGAAATGCTCTTGTAGTAGTTCCACTTATCAACGGTTAAGAGATCTTTTGACGGCGCTACCCAACCGTACTTCTTCCAAGTGCGCTGTACGTTAGTCGCAGACGCAGGTGCATATGGGCGATGATCTTTTTTAAGTTCCATGATTAACCCCTTAACTAATACGAAGAACTTCTACACTGTCGCCAACGACCGCAGTCGTTGCTGACCCATTTCCCCACAGCGCGCACGCTCGTGAACTGGCTCGTCGCTGTACGGCATCGACTTCAAATTCGCCTTTAGGAATAACTAATACTTGGCCAACCTGCATAGCATCTAGTCCTGCAGCAATGAGAAAATCTTTATGCACACCTCTAGGATCTTTACATATACGAGTTCGTTTAGAATCATCGGCTAAAACTAGATCACCTAAAGTATACAAATCACCGTCTTCGGTTTTAATAATAAACTCAGTCTGCAATGCTGATAAGAGAGCAATTGCCTTTTTTAACGTTGTAGCTTTGACACCTTTACTCATAGTAATACCCCTTGATTTATTTTTAGATGAACCAGATTAGAAAAAACATAACGACTACAAAACCAACAAACCCACATGCTTCTTTAATAAATTCTTTCATAGGTTATACTCCTCACGTTCCTGTGCGTCGAGTTGGATCAGTTCATGAATAAGACTAGGGTCGACTTTTTTGGCTAACCAATCTGCTTGATAGCCGCGGCGATCCATCACTGTATATTCGCCGCTGCGCCAGACTGCAATCTGTGCTGGCATGCCGGCGAGACGGCATTCGATGACATTGGCATGATTTAAATTTTTGACTTTCATAATACTCTCCTTAGTATTGGAGATTTAATTATACACAAAAAATTTAGTTTGTATAAAACAATTTTATTTTCTATATCTTTTTGCGATATAACCTTCGGACCGCAGTGGAAAAGGTACACCTTCGTCATTGACTGCCCAGTCGGGGACAGTCGACATCAACGCCTCATAGTCATGCAGTGATATGGCGTCATCATCGCCATAAGAGACGGCCTCATCATGCACACTTAGAATAGGTTTGACACGACCATCGCGTTCAATGACCAGCATACTGTGCATCAATAAATCACGGCAAATGGCAGAGACGATATTCTCTATCAGGCGATTGGGCGTAAGTGTTAGCCGCATCCAAGTCTTCTGGGCAGTCAGCCCCATATATGTGACGGCTTTCTTTTCTTTCCCCCAAGGGGTAGTGACCATCTCACAGCGCGGCTTATGATAGGCAAGCAATCTGGCACTTGGTAGTTTAATAAATAGAAAGTCACCACGTACGCCAAATTTGACCCCTTTATAGGACTGATCAGAGCGCTTGGAGACGGCTGCTTGCGCCATACGATCCAAGTCATACCAAGTATCCGCAGTCACTTTATAAATTGATCTAAAGTCCTCTACGTTACGCTGTGCTTGCTCTTCGGTCATAGGAATGCCACGTAAGACATTGGTCTCGTAAATAGTTTTCCAACCGGATCCAAAGATTGCGCCCAGAATAGTAGCCTTCGCAGCGGTCCTCTGCTCTGGTGAGACCTGCGCCGTTGTGATCCCGAACTGAGCGGCCGCGAACTCACGATACTGGTCGCGGTTCTTCTCGAATACTTCCAAGCCGACGGGATCTCTGCAGAACCAAGCAACACCACGGTTCTCTACACCGCTAAAATCTGCCACAAAAAGGGACTGCCCTGGGGGTGCGATGATCATAGAACGCAATAGGCCTTTCCCCACATCATAGAGGTCACCTCCGTAGAGAGTGGTCACTTCTTCATACTGTTCACGCCCAATAAATTCCACGCAGTCATCGACGATCTTAGAATCATTGGAGATATAATCACGGGGAAAATTATGCATCTGCAACCCTGCACCGCCACTGCGACCTGTCGATGCCCGATGGTAAACTAGATTGCCTTTTGCTGTGCCGTCATCGCATATCACGGCAGCCATACGGTCGTATTTTTTAGTCGACACCTGCCCTAATGTTTGGCGAATCTGTAGACAGCGACGCACCTTTGGCGGGACATTAGTTAATTTTAGAATCTGCTCGACATCAAATTTAGTCAACCCAGGGAGTGTATAACCCTGTGTTTGACTCCAAGCAATGATGCGTGCAATCTGTCCGTCTGTCTGGACTGCGCCATCGGTCAATTCGATGAGTTCTTTGGTCAAACGCGCGCGTTCATAATCAAGCATACGGGTGACTGCCTTAAACGCGTCGATATCTAGGACAACACCTTGATTATTCATTCTGATGTGCTGGGCGACTACATCTTTTTCCATGCCCATGAATTCCTTTAGCGGAATTTTGGCATAAATGGCGCATTCGACTTTTACATCATCGGCGCAATAGACAGCAAAGCGTTCAAAATCATCAGGGAAATCACTAGGTAGATTGCGAGTACTGGGATTGGTCTTAGTTGGTTTGCGGGGTTTAGAGAATTTAGTAATGAGACGCGTCCCGTCCTTGTTCTTCTGAATAGGTAAATCCAATGCCATGGCGACAGCTTCTAGAGACCCAGGGAGCGCCAAAGAATAAGTAAGACCTTGTGTATCGAGCCACTGAGATTGGGCAATCTTGGACCATCCCATTTTGCCGTGGCAGACGTGTTCCCAGATTTGCATCTCAAATTGTGCATTAAACGCTCTAAGGATCTGACCATCGGCAATTGCTTGGAACAGCTCTAAGGGTGGTGGATCGCCTCTTCGCCACGTGTGCATAGTTTGACCTTCATCAAAGGTATAACACAGCAGAAGGGCTTCTGTCGATGCATGGCGGGCGTATGGATAGACACCCGTCTCTTTTAAATCCAGTTCAGAATAAGTTTCAAAGTCAAGGGAGATCAAGATACACCTCTAAACTGCGGCCGGCTTGTTCCCAGAGTTTGCGTGCTGCAGGGTGCGGATAAATAGAAGTGGCCACAATTCGCTGACATGAGGTGTTTAAAAGAAGTTTAGTGCATTCTATGCAAGGCGTGACCGTCACATAGCATGTGGCAATATCATAGACATTATTGCAGAAAAGCAATGCGGAACTCTCTGCATGCAGGGCCTCGCATTTATCCAAACCGGTGCCCGAGGGTAAGTCTGCTCCCTCACATGGGAATCCTTCATTGCAGTGCGGGGCTCCGGCGTAGCGACCGTTATAACCCGTAGACAATACACGATTCATACCATTGACTAAGACGCATCCGACTTGACGTCGGCAGCAAGTACCACGTGTTGCTGCCAATTTAGCCATTGCTAAAAAATACTGATCCGGTGTAGGTCTAGTCATGATCGCAGCCAATGACTATATTCACTCTCATTGCCCATAAAGTCTTGAAATGACTTTGGAGTCGGCACATCTATTTCATAATAGTCGGATCCTTTGGCTGCGACGAGTTGCACAAGCNTAGCGTAGTGTCGCTCGTAGACATGCAATGAGCCGACACGATGTACGTATTCACCCAATTCGATATCCATGCCTTGGTCTTTTAAATACCAATAGACCATTTGATGGAGCTGTGAAAAGCAAAACACATCATTGGTCATGCCAAAGATTGCGTCATTGCTGCGCATGTGGACAAACATCATTAGACGATTAAATCTAATAAAGAACTGAATACCCATGGTGCAGACTACATCTGGGTTCTTATGATACATATGTGAGCTATTTAATAGCTGCATGCAAGCTTGGCGGGAGTTGCGGTCTTTGAGCAAAGAGTCGACGACCCATCTGAATTGACCTTCAGTGAAAATATATTGCCCATAGTTGGAATTAAAGCCACCATCTGGGAGCTGGATCTTTTTCCACATCGATGCGTGTTCCATAATCGATGCATCATAGCGATCACCTTTTAAATACCACAGCCATTCTTTCTTACAATAGTCTAAATTAAGATTGCGATGGCGAAAGCTTGTGAGACAGTCAAGAGGATCTGTGAGAATCATCGTATAGTCAATGAGTTCTAAACACTTAGCATCTCTGATAGTGATCGGTTCACCATAGTGCAGAAGGTCTGTATAGAGATTAGTAAAATGCTCACCTTTCATTATGGAGATCCTCGATTTTCTTAGTAAGTTTTGCAAAGGCATTGGGTTCTTTAAAATCGTAGACAATAGGTTCGATGCCGATCGTCGCAAAAAGATTTTTATATCCCGCATCGAGTTTATCGACATTTTGCATGATTAACTCGATGACCTTGGGATCGTCATAGTCTTTGATCTCATGCTTTGGTGAATCTGTCTTGCAGTAAATCACAATGGGGTTATACTTTGCCAAGCGTTTTGCACTCGTGAGAAGTAATTCCTCATAGGGCGTAGAACTTAGCACTGTTTTATAAACATAGTGAGAGAAGACTGTCACACGATCAAGAATAAAACCGCCTAAGATGACACTGCGTTCGTGGCGATGGATCCAATATTCGATATCATCGAGTGTCTTAGGGGCAGGACCACAAATTATTAGCGGTAATTCTAAAAAATAGTTAGATAGTGCTTCGCCCAAAGTGGATTTTCCCATGCCATCGACACCTTCGATGATCAGCGTTTTAGGTTCTAATAAATTGCGCAACATTGGCTGGCTCCCATCCTTGCGGTTTAATAAGATCGATGCTAAAGCTGCCACGCTTTGAATTAGGACCTAATTTTTTCTTCATGTTCGACATGGCGACTTCTAATAAAGCAGGCTCAATAGGTAAACCCATACGCTCCAATGTGCCGGCAGCAAAGACAATCAAATCAATTAACGCGTCGTATTTATCATCTAAGCTTTTGGCTAAGATAAATTCAGAGAGTTCTTCCATCATGGCGGCAAGCCTGAAGTTCTCCTCTTCGGGATCGAGATGACGGCTTGGACCGTCATAGGCAATACCAAAATGCTGATGTTGTAATTTAATTAAATTATCGATCATTGTGGTTGCTCCAGAATAAGTGTCTCAAAAGGTAATTTGCAAGTCTTCATCCATTCGAAATGCAATTTGTATAGATCATCAATAGAATAAATGATAGGCTGTCCGTGAATATTAAGCGACGTATTGATCAACGCTCTGATGCCATATTTTTTAAGAAGAACGGTCAGTAATTTATACATAAAACTACTTTTATCGCTGATGATCTGTGGGCGTCCACTATACGAACCATTTAGATCCTCATGCATGGCACCGCCCAATTCATTGACCTTTACATTGTAGACAAAGTCATGAGCGGTAATCATAAATTTATCACTGCCAATGGTGCGATGTAGATCCCATTCATTAAATAAATATGAAGCAATATCTTGGAGCATAACGGGCGCCATAGGCATCACTGTTGTACGACCATTTGCTGTATTGATTGCATCGACGAGTCCACGCTTACATAGTGCCAATGTCGATGTGTTGCACAGCGCTCTAGGGCCATATTCCATAGGACCGTGAAATACATTGACTATGACGTCATTGGCCAGCATTTCTGCGATATAGTCTATGCCTTCATTATTAGTCTCTACGACTTCGATCAATAATTGCTGCGGTATATCACGAGGGCCCCAGCAAAGATCAGCGAATATTTTATTGATCGACGGATCGTCTCTATACGCCATGCCCAATGCAGCGCCTTGGTCACCGGCCAGAGGCATTACACTAAATATAATCTCTCGATATGCACGTCTGATTTTGTCATTGAGACGCACATTGTGGAAAACACCACCTGTCACAATCAAATTACTAAACTTATAGCTGCGCAGCATACTGAGGACGCATTCTTCTAAGACTTTCTGGACCACATAGCCGACACGCACTCGTGATGCAAAGACATCATCATCGATGATGGGCGCAAAGTATTCTATGCAGCGCTCTTTGACCTTTTTAAGTTTATCGTAGTCGATGAGTTGAGTCTTATTACTTGTATCGATTTTATTAAAGATGGGCATATATCCCCATTTGCGCTCATACTCAAAAGCAATGTCATAGGCCAATTCATTGCAGCGCGCAGTCTCATTCCCTGGGAGATGAGTACGATAGCCAAGAAATTTATACACATCATTGATGCCATCCATCCCTACGGCCTCTGCAGCGTATTGATATAGCAGACCAAGAGAATGCTCATAGCCGTAGATGCGACCAATGTTGTGCAACTGTTTACCACTATAGCGATAAATAGAAGCAACCTCTTGGTGATTGCCAAAGCCGTCGATGACAAGGACGATGGTGCCCTCTGCGACTTCTCTATAGTGTGAATAGAATCCCATGGCAGAGAATGCATGCGCGTCGTGATGGGTCATGGAATGTAGCCCAGTACTGACTAACTTAGCATTGGGGAATGAATTGGTTAAGTACGCAGCGTTATAGTATTTGTTTTCAGTCGTATATGGGTCAAAATTATCAAACCAGTGTGAGATATAAATAGTTTGGACTTCGGCGCGTCGATAATCACCAACAACTTGGAAGATGCGATCAATACTTGCAACAGGGAATGCAGAGTCGCTTTTAATTTTGCTTAAACGTTCTTCTTCATAGCCAATGGCTTGACCANGTTCAATCAAGACTGCACTGCTGTTGTGTCCAAGTGATAGACATAAATACATGGGGTCTCTCCAAGAAAAGGGGCAGCCTACTATGAGTAGACCGCCCCTAAGGTGGTTAGTCTAATAACGCTTCGCTGCTTGACGCTGTGGTGGCGACCGTCGCAAAATCATCTTCGGCAGATGACTTACCACTAAACGCTTCACCGTCACGGACTTTCATCACATTATCGAGTGCCACAGATACACCTTTGCCGCCAGTTGGATGTTCCCAAGCAAAGCAGCGAATCGATGCACGATAATACGCGCCGCTGTAGAGCTCGTCGGCAGACATGATTGGCTTAAGATCTGGACCGACTGCACCGGGACGGTTCACAGAAGTCGCTTGAATCGTATTGCATCCTGCAAACTCTTCGCGCTCCATATCATCGCCATCTTTAATTGGGCTTTTCATCTTGGGAGGAATCTTGCCCCATTTGTCTTGAGCAGTCATTGCGACAAGCTTCTCTAAGTCTTTCCAGAATTTATCGCTTTTTGGCAAAGGGATAGTAATCTGGAATTTAGGCTTAGAGTTATCGACGCCAGGGATAGAACGGGGTTCTACCAAAGAGACGAAAGAGCCGCGAAATTCAGGGGTAATAAGCTTTGACATTTTAGATCCTTTAAAACGTTAGATTGAGATTAAATTATACAATAAAAATTTTTAACTAAAATCACTTTTAGCAGAATCTTTTCTCACGATAGAGGGTTTTGATTCTGTAAAACTGATCAACTCATTTATAGCTTCCTGCATATCTGAATCAAGATTAAGTTTATCGCATTGCGCTGGACTAATCAACACTTCTTTATAGAAATATTTTTCTAATCCTAGTTGACTAACGACATTACGTACTATGTCTTCATCACTCCAAGCACGACGCTTTGCGGGTTTACCTAACCCAAAGCCAGTTATCACTTCACCTGCGACTAATTTTTCATAGGCTTTCTCCTCTATGATAGCAATAAACCCTTTTAGGGCGGGTAGTTTATCGAGCCAATAACTAAGATCCTCGGGCAGACTTGTTTTAAAATCGATCTGGGCTGCTTGATTTGCAATCTCTAAATGCGCAGGGCAGACAGCTTTTGCAGGACACCATTGGCAACCTTTATCCGTAATGACAAATTTATCTTTGGCGTATTCGATCTTCTGCTTTGCGACGAGTAGTTCTTCTTCAAATGCCAAGAGCTCTTCGACACTAACACTCCATGTACTAATGTGATCGAGCGGTGGCTGCACAATGACCATTGTGATTGTTTGAAAATCATAAATCAGATCGTATTTATAGAATGCACCCAATGCATAGATTAGAAGTTGACGATTATTTTGGGCATAGACTTTTACGCCTGCACCGGATTTTAGATCAGCAATAAGGAGTGAGCCTGCTGTTGCTACAACAGTGTCGGCCNTCCCCCAACAGTCGCCAATGATATGCTCGATGCTTACTTTTTGCTCATAGAATTTATCTCCGGGGAGTGAAGAGACAAAGTCTATGTAATACTGAGCAGCATCGATCATGTCTTGTGAGACGACTATATTATCGATTGTCTTATCTAAAAAAGTCTTTAACTTCTTTGTTTTGCCTTTAAGTACTTGCTCCGAGATATGATGCACGACTGTGCCCTTATTGNCTGCTGCTCCACCGACGCTTTTAATATTGCGCACGTCGATTAAGTGGACAGAGCCCGGGCAAGTCATCCAACGCTCTGCAGCACTGGGGGATAGTTTAGCATGAGCGGCCATAATAGTCCTAGAATAATTTAATAAAGTCTGCGTAGACAGAAGGGTCGAGCTCAGAGAGTTTGGTTACTTTATATTTGGCCAATGCTGCTTTGACGCTATCCATGTTGCCTTCAAAGTCAATGCAAGCTTTTGCAGCGGCCCGCACATCATCGAGTGTGACTTTTTTAGATGCCGGTTCAGGGGCCTCTAATTCTTTTGGCTTAGGGATCTCGACAGCCAATAATTCTTCGCTGACGTCCATGAGGATCTTAGCGATGGCTAATAGTCTTTCGGGTTTCATGATATTTTCCTTTACAAGTTGGTTAATGATGTCCGTCTTATCGAGGACAGAGTGCAGCTGCATTGCGTCAATTGATTGGCTGATCGTCAGTATATCAATTTGGACATGCTCTTTTTGGCCGATGCGATGACACCTATCTGCGGCCTGATGCAGGTCTGCAGGGGTCCAAGTCGTCTCGACAAATATAACGTAGCTCGCGGCCGTGAGAGTAATACCCACGCCGGCGGCTTTAATATTTCCAATTAAAACTCGTGAAGCTTTATTCTGAAAAGAGTCGACTGCGTACTGGCGAGAATCTTTAGATGTCACTCCAGTGATAGTGACCGGATTAAACTCTTTGAGCGCGTCGGTTAATTGGTCTATGATCTCTGTGTGCCAAGCAAAGATCACAACGCTATAGGTATGCTGTAAAACGTTCTTAATATGTTCTATTGCCAAAGGTAATTTGCGCTGAGCATTAAGCTTTTGGATGTCAGCGATGGCAACAAAAGGGATTTCATGCAATGGGCGATCGATCTGATCGCGCATAAATTTCTTCTCTTGTGCCGTGATAGACAGGTCAAGTTCGACGATGCGGTATGTCTTTGGTGGCAATTGCGGTAAGACGGTCTCTTTAGTCATGCGCAGCATATAGTTGGAAAGCTTATCATAGAGCTCTTCTAGGCGCGATGCACCGCTTACATCAAATGATCCCCAAGGTGTCGTCCAACCGGCACAGTATCTGCGGCCAAAATTGATGTAATCTAATTTGGTCCCGCCAATGGCTTTAAGCAACGGATAAAGCTCGATGGGGCGGTTAACCACAGGGGTCCCAGATAAAAGTCTTACATATGGAATGCGTTTAATGAATTTAATGCAGGCCTTGGTTCGCTTCGCAGTCATTGACTTGGCATAGTGGCATTCATCGATCACAAGTGTCTTATACTCGCGTGTGAGTTCGAACTTATGCAGAATGTCATAATTTATGATCGTCACGTCAGCGCTTTGATCAACGGCCTTGGTGTTACTATCAATGATGGTCGATGATGCGCCAGAGCGCCACATTTGCAACTCTCGGGCCCAATTGATCTTTAATGTTGTGGGACAAATCACTAATGCTGGGAAACGCATATCAGTGCAGGCGACCGCAGTCTTACCCAGACCTTGATCGAGTGCAAGAAAAGCAGCCGGCCGCGTCGCCAGCCACTGGACCGCTTCGCGCTGATATGCAAAGAGTTTCATTTATCGATGGCTTCTATGATGACGCGATACTTTTGGCCATTGATATCATCGACAGTTAATTCTTTGCGTGAGCTAAGATATGAACCTTCTGGCGAGAGATGAAGACGTACTGGGCCGACGTGTTCCAATAAATCATCATGGTCGGCAATAAGCGCACCAGAGACGAGATGCGCGATGTAGTCACAGTAGTGGGTCATGATATGTCCTTGGGCTTAGCGGCTGGTGGTCTTAATGGCAAAGACTGCGGTCGTCTTCGTGAAATGCTTAAGAATTGTGGGATCGACATCAAGATGGGCATAGACCGCTTTATGATCAATGGTCTCGCGATTAGATTCGGTGAATGTGGATTTAAAGAAAGAACCTTCAAAGACAGTGGGACCGCCTGAAGTCGCTGCGTCTTTCATACGGTCCTTGATGGCATCGGCCTGCTTAGTGAGTTCAGCGATCTGGGCAAGTAACATACCGAGTTGATCGGCTGGATTTTGAATGTTGTTCATGGTATTTCCTTTAAGAGATTTTCGACATTTGGTTGGTAAAAGATTGCATTATACAGTGAAAATTTTATTTGTATAACACTTTTTTATTTTTTTTTATAGGGGGCTGCTTAGGCCCCCCTGTTTGCTTGAATTAGGCGAAAACTTCAGCAGTCTCTAAAACACGTTCTAAGCGATTCTGATTAAAGATCAGGCCCGTCGCTGCGGTCTCGTCTTTATAAGTTTTGTGAGTGACGTAGTCGGTCAAGGTGTTATACAGTGCATAGGCATTGCGGCCAAGTTCGTCAGAGTAACTATCCCATTTACCGATGACGCCGAGAATCATCTTCGTTGACATGGCTTTCTGGTCAGTGTGATCGACGTTAAAGAACTGACCGATTACTTGCATTGCGACCTCATCGGTGATGCGGCGTGCCATCATAGAAGTCCAGTATTCGCCGGCTGTGCGGAAATTCTGCAACATCTGGATCACTTTGGCTGCACCGGCTTCTACATCGAGTGATGGATTGTGCGTCGATGAATACGCGCCAACAGTCTTACCAATGATCTGACCGTTTAGGCACTTGATGCGAAATCCACCGACTTTAGTGACGTAGCGAGTAGAACCGTCAAAAGAATTTAGTGCAACGATCTGAAGCTGCGTTTTAGATGTATCGCCAAAAGTGCTAACTGTCTCATTGGGGAAGCGGAAGTCTACCATAGTCTTTGCACCGTTATTGGCAAACTTGACATTGACTTGCGCGTCAGTCGCGTCGATACCAGAATCGATGACATTGCGTAGAAAGCTATTAAAGATTTCTTCATTAGAGACAGTGCGGTAAGTAGAAGAGACGACTGACATTGGCATACCGGTACTTTCATTGATCAGCGATTTCTTACCGGGGATGACGATACCTGATGCAGTCTGGATCGCTTCTTCACGTACATTAAACAGTGCGTTTTTGTCTTGAAGTTGAGCCATCAGGTTGTTGTAGATTGCGTTTGATGAGTTAGATGAGTTAGACATTTTAGTTCCTTTACGAGATTTTTAAGTTTAGACTAAATTAGCAACGTGCTAAAGAGATGAACATATCGGCACATTCAGAGACAGACATATCGTAGTAGCTATCGAGTTCTTCGTCTGATGCTTGGATGACCAATGTGAAAGCATTATAGGGGACTTTCATACCGATCTCTTTCATTGCGGTCAATTCTTTAATCAGGTGATTGCGATTCATGTTAGTTCCTTTTCGACATTTTGTTTAGGTGTGCAACTCGCACAAGCAAAATATACAGCAAAAATTTTAGTTGTGCGAGCTTTTGTTGAATATTTTTCAATTATTTTTTAATTATTTTTTAACAGAGCGGGCTTTTGGCTTGGTCAATCCTGATAGTTTGCGCAGCTCTTCATAGTCAGAACGCATCTCCTCTAGGCGGAAAGGCATCTTCGGGTCTATATCAGCTGCCAATGCTGCATAGCGCCCTATCTTCCCTCTGATAAGCATTAGATTCACTGCGGGGACCGTCATACCAAGCGCTTCAGCAGTGCGTGCTTTAGTCCCATAGTGGGCGATCAGTCTCTGCAAGGCCTTGAGTTCTAGGCGCTTGATGGCGTTTACGTGATGATCAAAGGGCGAAGACGATGTCATGATAGAGAGTCCTATAAATGGGAACAATAAAAATATAATTATATAGCGTCTCTATATTTTTTAGTCCTTGCATGATGTATGATAAACCCCCCCCATTGATTTTTTATTTTTAAGGGCGTGTATGATTAAGGCAGAAAAAAACCCCAACGTATTCGGCGTTGGGGCTAAGACAGCAGTACTGAGGAGATTACTATGACTAAAATTTTACCACAAAATACGATAGACATCTTACAGACTATTTTTGGTGATGATGTAAATAACGCAGTCGTTGGCAGTTACAGTGACGTGCCGCTTACCTATTGGAACGTAGACCGAGTCGGCACTCTATTAGAGAAGGGATTCACCAATCTGGCGTCTGTGAATGATAACTACACATGCGTGGGCACATACGAGCAGAACTCACCTAGAGCCAAAAGACTGGGACATATGTGTCGGGGCATTTATTTAGTTGTCCTCGATGACATTGGCAGTAAGTATAACGCACCCATTGGGTGGGGGCCACCTTCATATAGACTCCAGACCTCTATTAGTGAGGCAGGGGTCGTCAATGAACAGTGGGGCTATTTTTTAGATAAGCCTATTAAAGATATTGCTTTTGCCAAGACTTTTCTAAAGACGGTCGTCGGCGGCAGTGCAGCGAGTGACAGTATCGGAGATCTAAGTCGTTTTATCAGGCTCCCTGGGAGCAATAACAAACCCAGCTATTCGGGGTTGCAGATAGTGCAGTACACCTCTTGGAACCCAGAGTTTAGGTACAGTGTAGAGACCATGTTGGGCTGGGTGGGTAAGACAGTCGATGAGTTGCAGCGCTATAATGCTACACCCACTGCGCTCGTGACCGATGCGGCAGACCACCCCATTGTGCAGGCATTTAATAGTGCGAACCTTCTGCTCGAAGATGCTCCTAATGATAAAGGCTGGCTCGGTGTGGTCTGCCCATGGGAGGATAAACATTCTACGAAGACTGGAACCAAGACGGGTTTGATCATCAGAGAAGACGGCTCATGGCATGTGCACTGCTTCCACAGTTCGTGCAAACCAGATAATACAGGCAAACTTAATAATGATGACGTGATTACACGATTGCGAGAACTTAATGGCGTCATCGCCGAAACCCATGAAATAGACTGCGCAAATTGGGCGGCTGTTAAAAGTTTGGCCGAGATTAGGGACAAGGACATTAGAAAGAAATCCAGCGAGGTCTTGCCTATAGAGAAGCGCTATGCTTTTATTATGACAGAGAACCTGTACTGGGACATGACCCTAAAACTGCCGATTAAGCGCGATGCATTGGACCACCAATGGAGCCATGTCTATACAGGCAGCAGGACACGGCCACTGATCACCAGAGTGTTGTCGCGCAATTTTAATAAGATCATCGCCAGCGGTATCGGCTTCCACACCATAGACAGTGATATATTCGAGTATGAAGGCAACTCTTATGTCAATACGTACAGGGCACCGACTCTGACCCCCATAGCAGGTGATGTGAGCCTGTGGGTGCGATTGATGCACCATATTTACGGTGAATACACCGATCTGGTCATTGACCATATGGCTTACACGGTCCAGAAACCGGAGGAGAAGATCCGTTGGCAGATATTGGTGCACGGTAAGCCAAGGACTGGGAAGACCCTATCGATTCAGCCACTTAAACACATTTTTGGGAATGCATGCAAAACTGTCGACGCGGTCGTCGATGAGAAGTTCGATGATGTCTACGTAGGCAGTAAGGTCGTTATCTTCGAGGAGATCTGGGGTGATAGGCGAAACTATAACCACTTAAAGTCTAAGCTTGCAAATGACGGCATGGATGTCTTAAACCCAAAGAGCAGGGCGAAGATCACCCAGATGAACCGCTATGCCATGTACATGTTCTCTAACCACGAGGACGCGCTAAGTATAGATAGGGAAGGCGATAAGCTCTTGGTCATTAAAGGGCCTGACAGTCCAATGGAGCCCGCATTCTATGAACAGTACGGCGCCGAGATGATCTCGGGGTACCTCTTTAATAAAGTATATGACTTCTTATTAGCGCGCGACGTGAGCTCTTTTAGTTATGGCAGGCTGCCCGTCAGGACACAGGCCGCCATAGATATGGCCCAAGCGGCAGCGCCAGAGTCAGAATCGGTGATCGAGCATGCGGTCCAACTTGGCCATGAGCCTTTCGGCCGTTGCCATTTTGAGGACATAGAACTGCGTCAAGACTGCGAGTCATTTAAAACAATCGGGGTGGCATATGAGACAGTTCGCCTATATCTTAGCGAAAAACGTGTCTACGGGAGAGCCACTTCAGTTAAAAGTGTTTTAATTGAACTAGGATTTGAGCTGATAAAAGGCCAGAAAAAAGGATACGACAATGCACCAACCATTTATGTTGAGGCGAAATACGGCATCGGAAAACTAAGAACAGTAGAAATATTTGACTGGACTTGCAAATTCTTCTTACTCACAGACCGCCAAATGACTCAGGATATGAAGCGCTATGCTACAAAAATGGGCTGGACAAAAGAGAATTTGCTTGTTGATATTGCTAAAAAAGAGCAAGATTGGTCTATTTTGGACTAAAAAAGGCAGGCAACTAGCAAGTAACTAGCTATAAAAAAAATAGATAGTTACTAAAAAGAGTATATATATCATATATATAGTATAAGCAACTAGGTAACTAGCTATAACTATTGGTATAGGGATATAGTATATAGCTCTAGATAGTGCTTCTAGTGTGGGGTGCGGGAGCAGTAATTTGCTAGTTACTTGGTTGCTTTATTGCAGCAACTAGGCAATTAGGCAACTAGCTATTTTAAGGTCATATGAGAAAAGAGAGCACTGAGCAGATTATTTTAGTTAATAGGATCAGGCAGCTGTATCCTGATGTGCTGATCTTTGCAATCCCAAATGGCGGGCAGCGATCTATCACAGAAGCCGTGCGATTAAAGGCAGAGGGGGTCTTAGCAGGTGTGCCTGACCTATTTTTGGCAAAAGCGGGCGAGAGCTCGCATGGGCTATTTATCGAGATGAAAAGGGCGAGAGGGGGCGCGAGCGGAAAGAGCGGAGGAGGCAAGATCAGCGCGAAGCAGCAAAGTGTTATGGAGGTATTAAAGCATGAGGGTTACGCTGTCTTAGTAGCTTATGGCTGCGATGAGGCATGGCAGTATGTGGAACAATATCTAAAAGATGTAAAAATGGGATAAAATAGGCATAATTCCATTTTTCAAACGACTTCGAAACTTTATGGCTAATCCAAATTGGGTTAAAGGCATGCCTCGGGTCGCCAACTCAGGCATGAAGAAAGGTCAGGTCACAAAGCGCGTCGCCGACACGCAGCAGACCTTTCAAAAGATTGTGGACACTTACGGTGATCCACTGCTCGCACTCGCCGAGATGGCATTTAATCAAGAGAATGACATCAACGTTAGGCACAACAGCTTAAAAGAAGTTGCCAAATATGGCTACGCTCAGCGCAAGGCAATCGAGGTGAGCGGTCCTGATGGTAGTCCACTTGCTGTGGACATGAGAATGCAACTGATCGGTCAGATCACCGAAGCGTTTGAGAAGCTGGCCTCTAAATGAACCACCTAGCGCCTTCTGAGTTAACTGCGATACAGACGACGTTGACTCAGTTGGAGATCGATGACCTGCAAATGCTCGCTTGGCGCTTAAATTGGTTGGCGTCGGCGAGACCCAAACAGGTCACACCTGATGGCGATTGGTGGACCACATGGCTCATTTTGGCAGGGCGCGGCTTCGGGAAGACGAGAACGGGGGCCGAAGACACAGCTTGGTATGCAGCGACGAATCCCAATGTACGCTGTGGCGTAATTGCTCCCACCTCAGGTGACGTGCGCAGCGTGTGCTTCGAAGGCGAATCCGGTCTTATGTCGGTCTTGCCGACTGGTTTAATAGATAGCTATAACAAGTCCCTATTAGAGATAACATTAAAGAACGGCTCCCTCATTAAGGGCTACTCGGCCGAAGAGCCCGGGCGCCTGCGTGGACCGCAGCATCACCGAGTCTGGTGTGACGAGTTGGCTGCTTGGCAGCGACTCGAAGAGACATGGGACATGATGAAGTTTGGTCTGCGTCTGGGTATTAACCCATGCGTGATAGCGACGACGACGCCAAAGCCACTCGATAAAATCAGAGCTCTGGTCGCCGAAGCCCAAGACGATAGCAGCAGCGTGATCTTGACGACCGGCTCGACCTATGAGAACGAGGACAATCTACCTCAGTCATTCATCGATGAGGTCAGTCAATACGAAGGCACCCAGCTTGGTCGCCAAGAATTGCATGCCGAGCTGCTCGATCCTGAAGAAGGCGGGATCGTGAAGCGCAGCTGGTTCAAACTGTGGCCTGCAAGCAAGCCTCTGCCTCAGTTCCAGTATGTGGTCCAGTCCTATGACTGCGCGACCTCGGATAAGACCATCAATGACCCGACTGCTTGTGTCGTCCTAGGTGTGTTCCGCCCAGGGCCCGACAGTCCAATGTCGGTCATGCTCATTGACTGTTGGAGTGAGCATATGCAATATCCTGATCTGCGTCCTAAGGTCGTAGAGGAATTCGGCTCGATCTATGGCGATGAGGACGAATGGGGATCGGGCAAGAAGGTCGACCTAGTCCTGATCGAGGACAAATCCGCAGGCATTAGCCTGATCCAAGACTTGCAGCGAGCGGGCTTGCCTGTGCGTAGCTACAACCCAGGGAGAGCGGATAAGACCATGCGGCTTAACCTTGTGAGTCCATTGATCATGCGAGGGCGGATGTACTTACCCGAGAGTGAGCAGCGAGGGGGAGCACCTAGAGCATGGTGTGAGCAGATGATCGCTCAGGTCTGCAGCTTTCCACTATCGACTCATGATGACTATGTCGATGCCCTATCCCAAGCGCTGCGAGTGCTGCGAGACATGGGTATGATTGGCATTGATCCTGTCCAAGTCGATGATGACTATGCCGATGAGCGGCAACCTCGTGTCAACCCATATGCGATGTGACTATGAATCCACTAGACTACACCCTTAGAGATCCCGACGCGATGCGCTATGCCTTGATGGCAAATGAGGGCAATGGCTTGCGGCGCGGTGGTCCAGTTAAGATGGCGGATGCTGGTTCGGTCACCAAGGCGCTAGAGGCGCTACAGCGAGCCGGTCAGGGAGCTTCCAAGGCAGAGCGGGCAAACGCCGCCACCATGCACCAGTTCAAACAAATGGTAGCGCGGGAAGCCCCCGAGCAATACAAACCGATTACGGACGCTATGCGCCAGTCAGCCCAAACCGGGTTAGAGCACTCCGTCATCGGTAACACGAACAGCGGTGGTGAGTCCTTTGTGACCCGCGGCACTAAGACCAGCGTAGAGCCAAACAAATCAGACACGCGTATCGCACTCCAAGCAGCAGGCAACCCCGATATAATTGACTTTCATACTCATCCCGCAAACCTAACGACTTTTGGTGTCGACCCGAGCCCTAAAGACTTAGCGGCTTACTCGGACGTGTATCGCCGTATGGCAAAAGAAAGAGAGCTACGCACGTTGATTGCGATACCGCCGGAGCGCGTTGAGTTCCTGAGCCGGGATATTGCCCGCCCCCGCACTGCATACAACTTCTTTGCGACGAATGAACCCTCCGTGCTTTCCGCTAAGACTGCAGACGATATGCGATATGAGCTACAGCGCGCTGGCGGTCGAGGCGCGTTTGATGCGGTGCGGAGTGACCCGCGCTTTAAGGACTACTTTGAGAACTATGGCGACATGGGGGATACGCTCGGCGACGCCGCCTCCCTGATGATGCAGCGATACCGCGCGTTACAGGGCAAAGGCCGCCATGAGCTACAGCTGAGCGGCGCGCCCATGGACTCGGGCAGCGAGGTCACGAACTCAGCGCTGTTTGATGCGCTGCTGAACCCTGCGATGCAGGTGTTAGAGGGTAAGAAGTTCGCCGAGGGCGGCGGGGTGCACATGGAGGAAGGCGGACGCCCGCCGCTGCGCTCGCTAAACGAAGAGCCTACGATGGATCAGATTCGCTTTGAGTTGAGCCAGATGGCCAAGCAGCGTGCTGTGCCGACGGTTGACCCCGCCGAGGTCGCTAACAACGCCCGCCTGATTGCCGAGCGCCAAACGCCCGTGGACCTGAGCGCTCCGCCGCCCGACGTGAGCGAGCAGTTCGGGGTGAACGCCAAGCCCGCCTCTCAAGCCTACACCAACTACGAGTATTACCAACAAGTACCCGGTGCTGGCGCTGTGCCTAGAACGGCCTATGATGACCGCATGGAGGAGCTTAATAAGCAGCTTGACCGAGGAGTAAAGCCAGATTGGATGTCAGACACGGACTTCGCTCAGTCGCAGGTCGACCGAGGCCGCGGCGGGGGTAATATCCTAAAAGCCCTCGGCAGCATCCTCTCAATACCTGAGCACGCCACGGGCTCCAGCATGGGGCTTGACCCGATGCTCGGGCTGATCGGCAAGACAGGCGAGCTGCACAGCATCCCGAAAGCTGGGCAGTACGCAGCGAGTCGGGTTGCGCCATTTGCTAGCAAGGTCGATGACATGGTCCGCGAGCTCCACGCCTCTGGCGCGATCCCGCGGCCGGGGTTGTCGATTAAGGATGTGACTCCACGAGTACTTGCCCCCGCCAATGAGCAGGGATTCTACTCGCCTACTGAAGCTGCAGCGTTGAACCTGCAGCGCAAGTCAGGTAATGGTCAGGCGTTCTTGAACGACATCCTGAAGCAGGAGAACGTCAAACCTGACGAGATCAGCGCAATGGGCTTGGATACATGGCTCAAGGGCAAGAAGAATGTCACGGCGGCTGAGGTGCAGGACTACATCGCGCAGAACAAGTTGAAGTTGGGTGAGGCAACTTATCAAGAAAAGCCGTCAATATTTAAATTTGCTGTCAGTAAAGGTATGTCTGAGGATGATGCCGCTGGTGTTGTTATAAAAGCACAAGAAGGCAATCCAAAAGCTATTGAAATTGTAAATGCATACGAAAACTTTTCAACACCAAAATATGAAGACTATTCTATGCCCGGCGGCGAGAACTACCGCGAGGTGGTGCTGACGTTGCCTTTTAAAAATAAAAATGTAAATGCGGCTTTGACAAAATTTAATTTAGCGAAAGAATTGTTCGATGCTGATAACAGTCAACCCAATTACTTCAAAATGAAAATGGCTGAACAAGAACTTGATATAGCCAAGAATGATAAATCAGGATCATATAAATCCTCGCACTGGGACGAACCCAACCCCCTCGCCCACCTGCGCATGAGCGACCGTGTGACTGACGGCAAGAAGACGCTGCTCGTCGATGAGGTGCAGTCTGACTGGCATCAGGCGGGGCGTGAAAGCGGGTATTTTGATCCTAAAAAACCTTGGGAAGTTTTTGACCCCAAGGATGGAAAACCAATAGCTTCTTATGCCACAAAAGAAGAGGCCAAAAATCATGCAATGTCATCTCCGAATTTAGATTATGAGCATGGATCATCAGGTAGCACATCTTCAGGAAATAAAGTACCCAACGCCCCCTACAAAGACGACTGGTATCAACTCGCGCTACGCCGTGCGGTCAAAGAAGCAATCGATGGCGGCTACGACCGTGTGGCGTTGCCGACTGGGGCGAGGGTAGCTGAACGGTTTGATTTGAGTAAGCAAGTTGATCGCATCGATTACCGCAAAACACCTGATGGAACATACGCTATGAGCGCCATCAAAGATGGAAAAATAGTGTTTTCAAAAGAATCTTTGGATGAAAAAGAACTTGCAGGAACTGTAGGAAAGGATGTTGCCCAAAAGATAGTTGGCGGCGAAGGCTCATCATATGGTTTTAATACTGGCGCTAATCCGACAATGAGTTTAAAAGGTCTTGATCTTCAAGTCGGCGGCGAAGGCATGAAGAAATACTACGACGAAATCTACCCCGGCTACCTCAAGAAGTTTGGCAAGAAGTATGGTGCGTCAATTGGCAAAACAACCGTTGATGTTGATGGCGCAGCCGAACCCCTGCACTACATGGACATCACGCCCGCGATGCGCAAAGAGTTCAGCACTGGCATTCACATGAAAAAAGGCGGCAAGGTATCATTCACCGACTCACTCGACGCCATGCGTCACGAACTCCATATGAGGCAATAATAATGGCTACAGAGATGCCTATTCCCCAAGACTATAATCGCTTCATTGGTCCACAGGCTCAAGACGATGAAGAAGATTTTAGTGATGTCGCTGAAGTTAATCTCTTTGATCAAGATGTCCAAGAGATGGATGACGGCTCGGCCATTGTGCGGTTTGATCAAGATCTTTCAGGCCCCGAAGAGTCACCGGATTTCTACCAGAATTTGGCAGAAACGTTGGATCCTTGGGAGTTAAGTACATTGGCGCTGCGCTACACTGAACTCGTCGAGAAGGATAAAGAAGCCCGTGAAGAAAGAGACAAACAATACGAAGAGGGACTACGTCGGACTGGACTTGGACATGACGCGCCCGGTGGTGCGACTTTCATGGGCGCTTCAAAGGTCGTCCATCCGGTCATGGCTGAAGGCTGTGTGGACTTTGCGGCGCGGGCGATCAAGGAACTCTTCCCGCCTGATGGACCAGTAAGATCAAAGATTATCGGCGAAGTCGATGATCGTAAGACTCAGATTGCAGAAGCCAAGCGCGACTACATGAATTGGCAATTGACCGAGCAGATCGAAGAGTACCGCGATGAAGAAGAACAGCTTTTGACCCAGCTGCCTCTAGGTGGCAGCCAATACATGAAGATCTGGTACGATGAGCAAAAAGAGCGGCCCTGTGCCGAATTCTTGCCAATCGATAACGTGTACCTGCCTTTTGCTGCAGCGAACTTCTATACCGCGAGCCGTGTGACCGAGGTCAATGACATCACGGAAGAAGAATTTGAGATCAGAGTCGACAGTGGTCTATATCGGGACATCTCTATATTTAGAGCAACCCAGGAACCTAGTGAGACGAAACCAGAGAAAGCCAATAATAAGATAGAAGGCAAGAAAAGTGAAAATGAGAATATAGACGGTGTACGCCGAGTCTATCATATTTACACTTGGATGGATCTTAAAGATGACAAGATGAGTAAAGGGAGACGTGCCCCTTACATCTTGATGATCGACGAGATCACCACCGAGGTCGTCGGGCTTTATCGTAATTGGGAAGACGGCGATGAGAAGCTAAGCAAACTAGATTGGATCGTTGAATTTAAATTCGTACCTTGGAGAGGTGCATATGCTATTGGCCTACCTCATCTCATTGGTGGCCTTTCTGCCGCTCTTACTGGCGCTCTGCGGGCTCTTATGGATTCGGCGCATATCAATACGGCTCCAACGATGCTCAAGCTTAAAGGTGGCAAGATCAGTGGGCAGAGTCAAGTCGTCGAGCCTACACAGATTACGGAGATCGAAGGCGCTCCGGGAGTCGATGATATCCGCAAAATAGCAATGCCCATGCCATTTAATCAACCATCTCCTGTACTGTTTCAATTACTTGGTTGGTTGACCGATGCGGCCAAAGGTGTTGTAACCACTAGCGAAGAGAAGATCGCCGATGTGACATCTAATGCGCCTGTGGGTACAACCCAAGCACTCATCGAACAGGGCGCTGCGGTCTTCTCCGCCATTCATGCACGACTGCATGCCAGTCAGGCTAGGGTGCTGAAGATCATTGCACGCTTGAATCGCTGGTATCTCGATGATCACCCAAATGAGACGGCAGAAGAACTAGGAGTCACTAGTAAGTATTTCCAGAAAAATAGTGATATCGTCCCAGTCAGTGATCCCCATATTTTTGCGGAGACGCAACGCTATGCTCAGATTCAGACTCTCGCCGCACGCGCGCAGGCGAACCCAACTCTATACAATCTCTTGGCTGTTGAGAAGCGAATTCTTAAACAAATCAAAATTCCTGATATCAATGAAGTGCTACCTGATCCGCAGAACATTAAACAGATGAATCCCGCGCTCGAGAATGTTGCCATGACACTGGGCAAACCAGTAGGCGCATTCCCTGGACAAGATCATTTGGCTCATATTCAAGTGCTGCTCGATTATGCCAAGGATCCAATGTATGGTTCAAGTCCAATCATGGCACCTACATTTATGCCTTCTGCGCTTGAGCATCTAAAGCAGCATCTCACGCTATGGTATTTAGATAAGATGGACACCTATGCAAGTGAATCTCTGGGTAAGCAGTTTAACATTCTTAAAGAAGAGCCGATCATCGTCGAAGCGCAGCAATTGCTGGCAGCATCTTCACAGCATGTCTTCATGGATGTGCCACAGCAATTTGCTGGTGTTGGCCCAGTCATGCAGCAAATGACACAAATTATGCAGCAATTGCGAACACAGTTGCAGCCTCAGGATCCATCAGTCGCTGCCCTTGTGCAGACACAAATGGCTGAGACGATGCGCAAAGCAGAGTATGATAAAAACCGTGCACAGATCGATCAAGCTAAACTCGCACAAGATGCTCAGTTTAAACAGATGGATATTGTCGCTTCTGAACAAGAGAAAGCAGCAGATATTACGCACGATGTGAATGTTCTAACACTCGAGAAGCAATTCGAAATGCAGCAAGCCCAGCAACAAGCCCAAGCCCAGCAGGCACAACAAGCCCAGCAACTTGCTGCTCAGCAAGCTGCACAACAACCCGCGCAAGGAGTACCAAATGTCTGAAGCAATTCGTATGCATAAACGCATGGCCATGTACGGCATGGATGAAGCAAATACCATGAAGACGGGCGGCAAAGTCGCCAAATACGCCAAAGGCGGAGCCGTCATGAGCGAGAAAGGCGTCGCGACCCTACCAGCCAAAGGCTCAGCGCCTCCACCGCTGGCGCGCCCTGCCAAAGGCGAAGCGGCTAAGATTGCAACGATGAAGAAAGGCGGCATGGCTGGTAAAAAAGGCATGGGCCTGACTATTGCTATTGGCATCCCTGTGCGCAAGGCCGCAGGCCGTGGTCGTTAATCCAATTAGTGATCTGATCGGCGAAGTTAAGAGGCGGCGCTTAGAGATTGCGCTCGCTCTCGCTGACGGTCACGCGATCAATATCGAGAGCTATCATCGTCTCGTCGGGACCTATCAAGGTCTAGGTGAGACGCTGGAGATGATCGATGATCTGTTAAGTGAAAAAGACAATGATCAAAGTTAAAATCCCTGCGATCAGAGAGAAATCTGGCAAAGTCGTCAAGGCTCCAAGCAAAGCATGGAGTCATGACGAACTCATTGCCAAAGAGGGCAAAAAAGCAAAAGGCTCAAAGCATATGTTTGAGCTCACTAATGGCGAGATAGTAAACCGCAAAAAAGCTGCGAAGGTCGCTGAAGCTGCGGGCGAAGTGCCTAAGTCTGTTGGTAAAAAATTACACAGTCATGATCTGCGTAAAGCAGAGCGGATTAAGAAACTGAAGAGTTATTAGTAGTGCCCCGCTCCGAATGGAGCTTTAACCAAGTGCCGCATGGCGCTTTATAGGAGTAGTGTATGCAAGAAATCCAACATGAGACTCTTGAAGAAGCATTTCCCGAGATAGATCATGGTACTGTTGCATTTGGCAATAGAGTTCTTATTCAGTTAAGACAAGTTAAGAAAAAAGCCAAGTCAGGAATCATCTTTGTCGAAGAGACAAAAGCGACAGAAAAACACCAAAATATGATTGGCAAAGTCATCGCGGTCGGTCCTTTGGCCTTTAAGAACCGTGACACGGCGGAGCCGTGGCCTGAAGGCACTTGGTGCAAAGTCGGTGACTATGTTCGCTGCCCACGCTGGTCAGGAGATCGTTTTGAGATTGAACTGCCACGTAAAGAGAGCGAAGACGATCGCTCTCCAGTCGAATCAGTCGCATTTACCTATATGAATGACCATGAGCTGTGGTGCGGCGTGCGCGAAGACATGGTCTTGAAAATGAAGGCATTCGTATGACACCCACAGAAAAAATGGAACTCCAAGTCGCAGAAGAACAGGACGGTTCTGCTGTCGTTCAACTCCCGACTGAAGAACTGCCCCCTAAAGAAGATGCCTCCCAAGACTTGGCAGAAGGCGGTGAAGTAGAGAGCAATGACGGCTTAGATTCGGATCCTGATCGTGAAGCGATTCGAGCAGCAAGGCGCGAAGAGCGTAAGCTAAAGAAGTCTATTCATCGTGAAAAGGCCAAAGAGTCTAATCATCTTATTAACGCACTGAAGAAACAAAATCAAGAGATGGCCGAACAGTTGGCTCGTCTCGAGAAGCGTACCTCAGGCGCCGAGATGGCAAGAGTCGATAAAGCCATCGATGACACTTCTGTACAAGTCGAATACGCTAAGATGAAGATGCGCGAAGCCGTCACAAATCAAGACGGCGATGCTGCGGTCAAAGCACAAGACTTAATGTATGAAGCCCAGCGCAAGCTTGAATCGTTAAAAAGTATTAAAGATCAAGCGGCACGTCAGATGTCGACTCCGCCAAAACAAGGCATTAAAGTCCCTGATCTTAAAGTCCAAAAAAATGCTGCAGAATGGATGGAGCGCAATCCTTGGTACGATCCTCAGGGTGCGGACATTGATTCAGAGATTGCGCAGCGCCTTGACCGAAAACTCACTGAAGAGGGCTACGACCCAGCGTCAGACGAGTATTGGGAAGAGATGGATTCACGAGTAGCTAAATATCTACCTCATCGCATGGAGTCAGGCGTGAAAAAGAAAGAAAAACAAAAGTATAAATCGCTGCAAACTAGTTCTGGGCGTGAATCTACCCCGTCTAATAATGGGAATGGTGGGTTTAGAATTAGTCCTGAACGTGTCGCCGCGATGAAAGAAGCCGGTGTCTGGGACAATCCTGACGCTCGTGCACGTGCAATTAAAAATTATGTCAAATGGGATAGGGAGAATAAACGTGGATAATCGCTTAAAACGCAATCCGGGCGCAAACCGTGAGAACCGCAATGCACAGAATGAGAACCGCAATTCGCCCGAGGATAATTTCCCTCTGGTAAAAGAGCGCCGACGCGCCCGCCATGAGTTCCAGCACACAGTTCTGCCCAGTGTACCTGAGATCCCAGGGTTCCATATGTGTTGGTTGGCCTCGAATAACCAATATGACCCACTGCATCGTAGGTTTCAAATGGGTTATACGCCTGTAGATGTCTCTGAATTACCCGGATTTGAGATGTACAAGGTCAAGGATGGTGAAAATACAGGCAAAATTATGTGCAATGAGATGCTACTTTGCAAAATGCCCATGGATATTTACCAAGAAATCATGCTCGAGAACCATCACTATCAACCTCTCGATGAGGCGGAGAAGATTAAGCTCCAGCAAGAGCAGTTGGTCGATCAGAGTCGGGTAAAAGGTAAGAAATTGGCCAGTATCGAAGGCACAATTGACGAAAATAGTGTACCACTACCTGAATTTTATTGATCTTTTTTATTTTTTGCTTTATAATTGTCTCAAATCTGCCTGTTTTTGCATAAAAGCAGGCAGATACAAAATTTAGTACCTAAAAATCACGTTATCTGGTGATTTTGCCAGACGCTTTGCACAAAGCCGAAACCAAAATTGTCTTTTAACCATTTTTAGGAGCATCCTATGAGTGCAACCTCTGCACCTTTTGGTCTTCGCCCCGCATACTTCCCAACTGGATTGGAACGTGCGCAGGCTTTGGCCAATGGAATTACATCGGGCTATGCTAGTAACATCCTGAAAGGTCAGGCTGTTCAGTATTCGCCCAATGCTGGCGTCATTCTCCCTGTTGTTGATACAACGACCAACAGCGGTCTGGTCTCTGGCGCGTTTGCTGGCGTCGAGTGGACCGACACGACCGGTCGCCGCCGTGTATCGAACTATTGGCCAGCCTCGACGACTGGTACAAACATCATCGCCTATTTCTACAATGATCAACAGATCGTGTATGAGATTCAGACTGATGCTACAGTGGCTCAAACGGCAATCGGCAACGAAGCTAACCTGAGCAACTTTACTGCAGGTTCTACCACCACTGGCTTGTCACAGATGACTCTGTCGGCATCGCTCGTCGGCTCGAGCAGCACCGGTCAGTTCCGCATTGTTGATATTGGACCCTATGTCGATAATAACTGGGGCGACCCATATGTTATCGTTCGTGTCCAGATCAGCAACCCTCAATTCATTGCTGCTAAAGCAGCTATCTAAAAGGGGACTGAATCATGGCAGCTCCAATGCGCAGTACTGACTTCCGGAGTATCGTTGAGCCTATCCTCAATGAATGCTTCGATGGAGTCTATGACCAACGCTCAGACGAATGGTCGACGGTTTTCCGTGAGCAGATGGGTATTCCCCGTAACTATCACGAAGAGCCTGTTTTATACGGTTTTGGCGCAGCACCTCAATTGCCTGATGGTACTCCTGTATCGTATCAGCAAGGTGGTGTATTGTTCCTGCAGCGCTATGTTTACCAAGTCTTTGGCTTGGCATTTGCGCTCACTAAAGTGCTCGTCGAAGACGGCGATCACATCCGTATCGGTCAAGTCTATGCCAAACACTTGGCACAGTCATTGGTAGAGACCAAGGAATTGCTGGCAGCTAACGTATTGAACCGCGCGTTCAATAGCAGCTACACCGGCGGTGACGGCGTGTCTTTGACCAATACTGCACACCCAATCGTAAACGGTACTTTCAGCAACCAGTTAGCGACCGCTGCAAACTTGTCACAAACATCTCTTGAGCAGATGTTGATTCAGGTTCGTCAAGCAGTTGATAACAATGGCAAGAAGATTCGTCTCCAGCCATTAAAACTAGTTGTCGCCCCCGGCAACGTATTCCAAGCCGAAGTTCTGCTCAAGTCAGTACTGCGTACTGGTACCGCTAATAACGACATCAACCCAGTCAAGTCGATTGGTTTGTTGCCTGAAGGCGCATCAGTAATCAGTCGTTTGACTTCAGCGACGAACTGGTGGGTTCAGACCGATGCACCAGAAGGCATGAAGCTTCTAATGCGTCGCGGCCTTGAGAAGACCATGGAAGGTGATTTCGAGACTGACTCCATGCGCTATAAGGCTACTGAGCGTTACTGGATTAGCTGGACAGATCCTCGCGCAATGTACGGCACTCCCGGAGTGTAAAGTATAAGGGGGCAGGGAAACCTAGCCCCCTTTTTTCAATCAACCGAGTGGTTCAAGCCACAGGAGATTTAGAATGCCTCAGTTTTCAGATGACCTATTCTTAGGTACAGCCCCAACTTATATGGGCTTGGCTAAGAACGCAATTAGCTCAGTTTTCACCGGAACAATTTCCGGCACCACCCTTA